CTTTTAAATATATCTAGTTTTTCTTCTAGGTTTTTAACTCTATTAGCATACTCATTATCGTTTTCAGGTATACGTAATTGTTGATTCAAGTCGCTCATATATTTTTCAAATATACCTTGCTGAACTTGATTACCTACTTTATTAAACTCGTCTGGAGTTATATAACCTCTTTGTTGTTGGTTAAGTATTAATAAGACAGTTTTATAAACTAAATCTACATTTATAGCCATTATTTATTTTTTTATTATAATACCAGCCAGTCACGAGAAGTGACCAGCTAATATTAATATTACATGTTATTCTAAGTTTTTCTCTACTGACCTAAAAACTTCTACACCTTCATCGGTTTTAAAGTAAGCTGCCATTGCAGAGTAAGGGTTTTCATCAAAAGGTACAGTCATTAATTTTCTACCGTTTGATCCCCAAGTAAAGGTTCTTTGATCTTGTGATAATTTAATGATATTCATTTCAGAAGCTTTTATAGCTATGTTCCTTAAGTGTACATTATCATCATTTGCTAATTCCATAAATAAATGTGGATTTCTTTTAGCAAACAACATAAGATCTCTTTTTAATTCTTTAGATGTCATGCTTGAAACTTTAGAACCTATCTCAACACGAAGTATTGCTTCGGCTTGATCTACTTCCATTGTTCTTGCAGCAATCATTGCATCTACTTCAATCTCTAAATCTTCTAATTCATCTTCTGCAATAGCTACTGGATTGTGTTCGTAGTATTTATTGCCTAATAGTGGATGATATAAAGATAATAGTTTTTGTAAGTTTTGTTTTTCTTTTTTAACATAAAGCACTCCGTCTTTGAACATTATATGTCCTAGTGTTGCTTCTCCTTTTTGCTCATCTATTAAAGGTGAGTTTTGATTGGTTGCGTATCTGATTTCTCTTTGGATACCTTTTTCCTTATCAAACCAAAGAAGTGGGTGCCTTGATGTATGTTTAGATGAAATAGTTAACGTTAAAGGTGCTTGACCTACAACTATATACATTCTATCTTTAATTTCCCAGGTTGGTTTTACTGGTTCTTGTTTTTTTGGTGTAGCTACTTTTGCTACTACTTCTTGCTGAGGAGCAACCTCAACTGTCTTTGCTGGTGCTTTTTTTGCAGCCATAATATAATATAATAAAAATGTGAATAAGAGTAATAATCACCCCCGTCAGTTCAACGAGGGTAACTACTACATTAATTTAATCGGTACTAGTCTGTGAATAACACAAAGTTGTTAGCCGCTTGAGTTACTAAACATCTTTCAGATAAGAAGTGAACTTCCATAGCATCTAAATCAGAAGTAGCAGCGCCACCTACAGATCCAGTGATCCAGTTTTTCATTCTTCTATCATCAGCTTGAGAAGCTCTATATCTTACGTGTAAGAAAGGTCTTCTGATGTTAGTTCCTAATATTTGATCGTAAACTGTAGAAGTTCCAGCAGGTACTAATACTCCTTCGATACCAGCATCAGCAACACCACCACGAGTAGAAGCGTCGTTTAAGTATTTCCAGTCAGTTTTGTAGAAGTCATAAGAACCTCTTCTGAAACCAGAGAAACCTAAGTTCAATGCCATTTCTTCAGAATTTTCAAATACACCATAAGAACTACCTCCTTGGTATATACCAGTCCCACCTTGTTGACCAACAGTAGCTAACATATCATCAAAATCTAGAGAAGTTTCTCTATTTAAGAATAACATGTTTTCTTCGATAGCTCCTTGAGTATCTAAGTTTTTAAGAATTGAATCAAACTGAGCTAAACCAGTTGCTGCAGTAAAGTCTACTAATACATTTCCACGGCTTTTAACAGCAGCAAAAAGACCTTCAGTACCTTTAGCAGTTGTAGTTGAGGTTCCAGATTTTAATTCACCTTCTACCATAGACATTTCTAAGTAGTCTTCAAAACGTAATCTTGTTTCAGATTCAGCTTTTAAGTACCATAAGAAACCTCCTTGACCAGACTCAGTAGCTACTTCAACCCATCCAATCTGAGCAGTGTCAGATCCGTTGATTGCATACTTGTCTTTGATGATAATAGGAGAGTTAGAATACTGAGTGAAAGAAGGCGTTACAGAAATTCTGTTAGCGTCTCCAGTTCCTTTTCCGTATTCAGATCCATATACAAAGATCTTAAGCGCTGGTCCACCAGTCACTAAATCTATTTCAGCAGCTCCAGCTCCAGTTCCATCTAATGCTTCTTGAGAATAAGGAGCAACAGTTAATACACCAGCACCTAAAGCACTTCCAGGAGTAGCTCCAGAAGCAACAACGTAACAGTTTAATTCTGCTCCAGTTGCTGGATTCATCACTACAATAGTAGAACCAGGGGATACAACATTTTGAATAAGAGTTGCACCAGCACCGCCAACAGGTATAGTTAAAGTAGAAACTTTTGCTCCTACAGCACCTGCATTAGTTGCTATTACATTCTCATAAGAGATGTGTAATCTATTTTGCTCAGACCATACTACTTGATCAGAAGTCATTGGCATTTCAGCTCCTACCATTCTTAAGAAACCACTTAAGGTTCTATTTCCATAACGCTCTACTTCAGCTTCATAGATTTCTGGTAAGTACTGTTGTGCGAAATCATTCGTCCCATCAGTAAAGTTTAAATAATTGCCCTCTAAGGCTTGCTTTTTTTGCGTTGGGATTAAACTCCCGAACGCTGGACTTACATTTGCCATAATTTTTAATTTTTTTAGTTAAATTTTTTTGTTTTAATTCTAAGTTTAGAGTTATCGTAGCCACTAATCGATTTGACTTTTATTCCATTTACAAACTCACCTGTCCCAGTTTGTCTAGGTTCTGTGCTTGGGTTTTTAGATTTACTAATTATTTCTTTAGTAGCATCTGTTTTACCTTGTTCATAAAAATGATTAATAATCTTGTCAGCATTAGAAGCTAAATAAATAGCTTTGTGATAACCTTTAGTATCCTTTATATTACCACTATCGTCAAGAAACTTTCCTACGAAGTTATTAATACTGGATTGGTTTTCTGCAACTTTCGACGGATCTTGTAAACCATATCTAAACTTCTTTTCACCTACATTGAATTCAAAACCTTTGAACTCCTTTGTAAAATAATCGTTTGTTTTTGATTTAAAATCCGCGTGCTGTTGATCAGCTACTCTTTGATCCTCTTGGTATCGGTTGAAAAACTCTGTTGCTTTTTGTTGTTCTTGAGTAGCGCCGGGTCTCAACTTGATCTCGTCGTAATATTTACTCTTAGTGTTCTCCAAAAAGCCTTTTGCTTTTGCAACTTCTTCTTTAAACGCAATTTTCTTTTTGCGTATATCTCTTTCCTCATCTATATCTTCGTCGTAATCATAATCTTCTAAAAGAAGACTTACGTCATCAGATTCTAAATATGGTTTTGTTTTTTTATAATATTCTTTTAACAATGCTTTATCATCGATGCTAGAATAGTCAGCGTTTAATCTAACATAATCTTCTACGGTACCGCCAGTATCTTCCATAAAGCTAACAAGCTTTTCAATGTTTTCCGGTAATACTCTTTGATCAACTACTGGTTGAGCTTGCTGTTCGATAACTTCTTCAGTATCATCTTCATCTTCTTCAATAACCTCAATCAAACCATCTTGAGCTTGTTCTTCTGTTTTAGTTTCACTAACTATAACAACTTCTTCTTTTACTTCAGGTATTATTACCTTAGCAGTATCTTCGGTTGTATTTTCTTTAACCTCATCTATATTAACCTTTATAGGCTCATTAGATTGGTTGCCTAATTTTTTAGGGCTTTTTTTCTTGGATTTAATTTTAAAATCCCCTTCTTGTTTTACTTCTGACATAATATAATATAATTAAATAATTGTTTGTAATCTTACCTAGGCCCAAACTGTTCTAATCCAAACCCGCCTAATACATCATTTCCTGATGATTCAAAGTCCTTAGGTAAACCATCTGTCTGTCTTTGATTTATTAATTCAGATTGTTGGGTACCTTGCATTTTAATTCTTTTATCTTTTCTATCTTCTATTTCTTGCTCTTTTGCTTGAGCTGCACCTATTTGAGCTTGAGCTAACTGTATGTTGTATTGAAATTCTTCAGCCATCAACTCTCTTTTTATTTGAGCTTCTGTTTGCATTCTTTCTATTTCAAACTGAGACTTAGCTTGTTCAATGCTAACTTTTTCAGCAGTTAATGCTTGTTGTTTTTGAACTTCATACATAGCAGCTTTCTCAGCAGACTCTGCATTTGCTTGAGCTTGAGCTTGTATATTTCTTTGTTGTTGCTCTTGTTCTCTCTTAATCTTTTGAGTTTGTCTAAGCTTTAAGAATTGATTAGCTAATTTTATATTTTTAATTTGCCTAATATCAATAGCGTCAGATAATTGAATAGCTTGTGTTTGTAAAGCAACTTGTATATTTTGTTCTAATAAAGCTTTTTCTTCTTCTTCTGGTTCTAATTCTAAATAAATACCGAAGTCATGTAGCTGTAAATTCATTAACTCTTCAAGAGTTTTTGTATTAAATGTACTTATAGCATTTGTTAAAGCGTTTTCAGTTAAAGGATTTTCAATAACATCAGCAACTTTTAAACTAATGTTTTCACAAGTTCTAACGGTTAAGTATAATAAAGAGTCTAATACATGCTTGGTTGCAATATTAGAAGCATTAGCTGCTATTTTTTGTAAACCTACTAATGCATCTTTACTCGGAGCACTTCCATCTCTTGCTTCGTTTAATCCGGTTACGTCTCTTATCATTTGTAGATAATATTGATACGTACCTATTAAGCTTTGTATTTTAGCTTGCCCGCTTGAAGATGATAATTCTTGTACTGGTATTTTACCTCTATTTAATTCTCCGTCTTGTGTTAATGATCTACCTACAACAGAACCTGTTTGAAAATACATATTCAATGCCTCTGCTGGATTGTATGTAGTACCGTTACCTAAATCAACTTCAGCTAACCCATCCATATCTAAAAATACACCATCTGGTACTATTCTAGACATTACTTGTTGTAGTTTAAGGTGTGTTATTTGGATCATATCAGCAAAGCTAGTAATTTTACTAACTATAGATTCTATACGTCCTTTATACATTCTAGGAGCTGATATACAGTAATTCATCATTACTTTTGTAGTATCCGCTGTAGGTCTGGTCATATTTTCAGCCATCTCCCACTTTAACATTGTATTTGTACCTAAAACCTTAGCTCCTGAATATAAAACTTCTATTGTTCTTGATACTCTTTCAAAGTTATCGTTTTCAGGTGGGTTGAATGTATCTGACTTTTCTAATGTTTTTTCTAAGCCTTGTTCTGTTTTCTTTATTTTAAATACTTGATCTGAATATGTTTTATATTCAAAGTACAAAACTTGTATTGTGTTAGCATCATAATTTCCCCAATTAGTTACATATTGAGAATTACCAGGCATATCTTGTATTTTTTCTAACTCTGATGCTGATAATGATGGGAATTGTTTTTTAAGTTCCGCTAATGATATAGACTTCACTTCTCCTACATAATATATATCCTCGAAGTTTGGATCTTCTGTATATGAATAAATCATATTAGCCGGATCAACATAGTCAGTTACTATTCCTTCTGATTTATTGAAAGATGTTTTAACAGCCCCAATACCAATAGTAGTTAAATCTTGAGCTAAACGTTTCTTTGTTTGATCGTACTTATTAAAAGCTAATACATTATTTATAACTTCTTCTTCCGCTATTTCAACATTTTGTTTAGTGGTCATTTGTAAATGAACATCTAACTCTTCTTGATTTTCGGGTAAACTTTCTAAGCTTCCTGTTAAAGAAAAATCCATACCTAGGTTTTCTTTAATATTAACAAGAGCTTCTTTAGTGTTCATGTCTCTTTCAACCGCAGCCGCATAATCCGTTCTTTGTTTTACAGAAAAAGGATCTTGTGCAAAAGCACTTATGTCATAAGACTTATTAGACATACCGTTTACAACAATATCTACAAACTTTGATATTACTGGTATAGGCTTCCAATCTAAATTAAGATAAGACAAGTCACCATTTATAGATAATTCATCTTTGTATTTTTGTATTGATTGTTCACCTCTGGCGTATAACCGTAGTGTGTGAAAACTATTCCAGTTGTTTAAATATCTATTACCATTACCTCTTCCTTGATTGAACCACTCTTGTTCAATAGCCCTAGAGACTTGTAAGCCATAATCGTAACTAGCTTTTACTTCGTCGCTAACAACTTGGTTAGGGAAAGAACTATCGGTATTTGTTTGTATTTTCATTTATCTTAATATTTTAGACGAAGAACCTCTATTGTCATATCTTTTAATTCCTAAATCGTAAACTTTCTTTTGCACTGGACTAACTGGTGAATATAAATTTTTATTACAAGCCATTATGGCAAGTCCTGAACTTATAGAAGCATCATGCTTTGTTCTATTGTTTATATTAAATTTACCCCAATCTTCTAATGTTCTTTGGAAATACATATCTCCATAACCAGCTTCTGTTTGCCCAACACAAGTTTCTATATAAGATTCTATAGCTGCAGCGTGTGCTTGTTTTATATCCTCACTTGAATTAGGTATTCCACCTATTTCTCTTTCAGTTACAGATAATTTGTTTAATCTTCTATCAGGCCTGTTCATTGAAAAGCCTCTATAGCCTCTTCTTTTAAAATGATACAATAACCTAGGTTTGTTATTTTCAGCAAGTATTGGCATTCCGTAAAATACACAAGCCATTAATACGTCTTCAAAAAATATCTCAGCGGTTTGCGGTCTAGCTATATATTCTAAAAAGAATCTATTAGGTGGAACATCTTCCATACTAAACTTAGTTAAACCGTGCAAAGCACCATTAGATCCTCTCTTATCAACGGTTCCAGATATATCATAACTGTCACACCCGAAAGCGCCACAGTGATCGTTACCAGGATATTTTACACCGCCTTTTACAATAACTCTATTTTGAAGTCCTACATGAGGAACCCAGCTAACATTAAACCTACCATTTTTATTTGGTACAAAAACAACCTTAGTATCTTTGATACCGTTTTCCCACATAAAACTTCCTGTGGTTATTATAGCTGTATTTCTTAAGTCTTCGTTATAATCTATTTGTTCGTATATCTTTGTTAAATTAAACAGAGATTGTTTTGCCTCGTCTCTAAAGGCATGTTGTTCTGTTCTTGGAAACTGACGATAGTATTCGTTTAAACCATCCTGATCTCCCTTTAATCCTTCTACTTCATTATTCCAATAATCAATTACGCCTTGAGTTATTAGCGACCCATCGGGGCCTTCGGTTTGTTTTGTTGGTTTTTCAAATACAGGAAATCCATAAGAATCAATGTATCCTTCGTAGTTCCATTCCATAGGTATGAACAAACTATAGAGTCCTGAACGAGTCTGTCCGTTGGCGTTTCTTTTTGTTGCGTCGGAATCATAATATAATTTTTTAAAATTCTCACCACCTTTATCTAAAGCGTTTGATGTTGATCCCATCATGCACTTACCTATAATTCTTGAACCTAATCTTAAACAAGTTTTAGTTACCCTCCAATTGTTTAATATATTTGTTGGTCTTTCCCACTTTCCACTTTCATCATGTACTAGTAGTTTTAATTTTTCACCATCGTAGGAGTTGTCTCCCGTGTTTTTCCAGTCGATCGTTGTGTCGAGACCCGTGATCTCTTGTAGCTTTTCATTGGAGTCAAGTTTTTTACGGGTGAATTTGGACGCTGGTACCCTGTACGCAAGTTCCGTCTTCGGCCTATCCATTCCGTCTTGGACTGGTTTGAAGAAAAAAGGATAGTTGACTGAGATGGGGACGACCTTATCAGTAAACATCTTTTTGGCATCTGGCCCGGACTTTGAAAGAATACCAAATCGTGAGTCTGTGGAAATGGTTGCCTGGTTGACTGTCTCGCCTGAAGCCATGAAAGAGAAACCCGATCTCCTGTTTTTAAGATAACACAGTCCGTAACACCGTACATCTGCTTTACAAGCTTCCCAGAATATAAAGAATAATCTGTTTGATTCTCTAAAATCTGGTTGCCCAACATCAATCTTGGACCACTGCAAGTACATGTAGTGAGTACCAGTAATATAAGAAGGCTTGTCTTTGTTATAAAACCAAAAACCTTCTTCACGCCTTTTAAACTCTGTATCAATATAGTCATACCATTTTTCTTTAAACTCAACCGGGTATTCATCCCAATCAAATACTGATTTAATTCTATTTAGTTCTTTTGGATATTCAGAATATTTCCATCTATTTCCATCAAAAGTAACCACGTCATCTTCTTTAGGTAGAGCTATCTTAATTCCCTGTATTTCGTAAACCTGTCCTATTTGACCTGTTTTACTAATAACAACTACGTCATGTTCTTTGTTGTAGCCATACTCCCATTTTTTATACCTATTTAATCTTTTAAATATAGTAGGCTTTATATGGTCTTTTAATATTTTTACTAAAGTTTGCTCGTACATTACCTAGATCTCCCTTCTGCAAAACCCCTAAAAGCTTTTTCTCCTGTAGCTTCTTTTGGTTTGTCATTTAGTTTTTCTTCTTCTTCCTCTATTCTAGTAAGTATTTCAAAGGCATCGAATATAGCTAGTTTTTTTGTAGCTGCAGCGTTTTTTAATCTGTCAGCAGATATATCATCTTCAGAATCAATAATAGCCTCCTTAGCTACCTTAATTAATTCTTCAACTGCTACATGCCCAGCTTGGATTATATTCTTCTTCGTTTCCTTTGTGTTCATACTTAATTACAATATCATTAGATTTCATACAATAAACTCTTTGATCATCTATAATAAAATCCCATTCGCTACCTGGAGTAAATCCAATCGTGTCTCCTGGGTTGATATTAAGTGCTTTTAATGAACTATTACCGATTTTTAGTATACCAATAAGTTCTTGCTCTTTTTGTGACCTTAAAGTGTCTTTGTTTTTCAAAGGCATTACAAAGCATCTGTCGCCAAATGATTTCCAATCCCCGGTATTCTTATACAAATATATTTGATCTGCTGAACAAAAATATAAATCATCATTAAAGTATGATCTACTTTTTTTCTTATTACCTCGGATATCATAAAAAACTCTAAATACATTATGATGTATTATTATTATGTCTCCTTTTTTAATATCTGTTTTAAAAGCTTTTGGAGTTTCAACTACTATAGCTAAATTATTAACTGCTTTAAAGTTTTCAATTTTAGTGTTTAGTATTAGTGTAACGTCTCCTAGCTTTATTTCGTTGTCATATTTATCACCAAGCGGCTTGACGATAAAATCATATAGACTTCTCATTTAATATTCTAAATCATATTCAACGGATATTGCCATGTTAGGATTAAACTTTTTCCATGGCATTACCTCATCTCCTTTTCTTATATAAATACTGTAAGAATTAGATTGTTCATCATGTAAGATGCAATCTATAGTATGTCCACCATAAACGCTTTGACCTACAGAGTAGTGCATTGCGTCGTTCTTATAGTCGGAGCCTATACTTATTTTCCTTACAACAGAGCCCATTACTTTACTACCTCAAGTACTTCTTTCACTTCATTTTCAGCTTCTATTTTTTCAAAACTACCATCAGCTAAGTTTACAGTTATGTCTCCATACTCTTCTTTTAATTCTGATTTAACTTCTTCTAAAGCTTTTACTGCTTCAAAGTGAGCTCCTAAAAATTCTGCCTTTTTAGCTTCTAAAAAACCAATCTCTACTAATATAGAATTGATTTTCCCTTGGCCTTCTTTTACTGACTTTAATTGTTCATCTGTTAATTTACCCATTTTATTTAATTTAATTGGTTACTGTTATTACTATTATTACTTGTTTTTAATCTTTTTACTTTTTAAATAGCGGTCCTACTTTGTCTGCTATTTTTTCTGCACTTCTACCAATAACATAACCTCCAATACCTATCTCTAATAACCTCCAGAATTCTGGTTCTAAAACAGGTGTTATTAAGTGTGCTGATAACTGTGATATAAATTTTGTATATATAATTATGAAACCAAATGAAAGCATTAGTATTGGTCTCCAGCTTCTTTGCAGCCAATTACCTTTAGCTTCAGCTACAATAATTTCTGTTTGCATTCTCTGCAGTTCTAACTGAGCGTCTTGCAATACTTTAAATATTTGATTTCTAGCATTTAATCTTTCCTCTTCGCTAGTGAATAGTTTATCAACTACATCACCTACTTGTTTAAAAACTTTAGTGCTAAAAAATTCTAGTATTTTTTTCATTATGCTTTTCTATATGCCTCAGCTTCCCAGGGCAAGTTTTTAGCCCCTTCTTTCATCTGAGCTCTTGAATACTTTTTACCTTTCCAATACACATTATTATCATCGTAATCTAAATCACCACGTTTCATTTGATCTATGTGTATCTTTTCGTGTTTTACAACACCTTCTAACATAGCAGGCGAAAGATTTTTGTTTACTATAATAGTACCGTTATTATTAGCTTTTCCTAAAACTCCGTCTTCCATATCTACGCTATAAATAGGTGTGTTATCTATAGCGTATGGAGGATTTTGTAATTTAAAAGACATTAACTTATTTCTTAGCGTACTTAGACATCCATGAACCTCCCATGTTAAGAGGCGATTTACCTGACTCTCCAGCCGCTACTCCTAATTCTTTTTTCTTTTCGTACTTAGCTGCTTTCTTGTCTCCGCTTTTATAATCAGCAATAGCATTTCTAGCGTAGTCTTGTTCTACTTTTTCTTTTGATTTGTAAAAAGGTGATTTCATAATTATTTATTTTTATATTTACTTTTTAGATTTGTTTTTTTGACAAAATTTACTTGCAGCACCAACGCTACCAAAACCCCATTTTTTTAAAGCCATTGCTTTTTTAGTAGGTTCTCCTTTTGGATCTTTCATAGCCCCCTTCATACCAGCAAATCTACAAGCAAAAGAAACTCTACGGGGGCTTGTGCCACTTGTAAGTCTTTTACCCATACCTGGATTTTCTTTTCGCATTTTTCTATTCTGCTTTTCGTAAGCTGCTTCTTTTATTTGAAACGGTGAGTTTGAGTTTGTACGTTGCATAATTATTTATCTTTTTTTTCTTCATCTTTTAATCCAACCCATTTGGACAAAGTATAACCTATACTGACTAATAATAGCAGTACTTTTAAATAGTTCTCAATGTTAGTCATACTAACAGATAATGCGGTTATGTTTAAAGTGTATAGTCTTATGTCTCCTATATTCATTACATAGAACCTTTAGCAACCTGAGTAATAGGCCCTTTTATAGAGCTACATCCGCAATGTGCTTTAGATAATTCCATGCCGTATTTCCCAGAACTAGATCCTTTACCTTTTGGCAACGCGTCTAAATCTAACGGTCCATCCCATATAGCGTTCTGCCCTACTGATGCTTTGTTTTTGTAGTCTTTCATGTTTTTATATTTAAAATTGTTCGAAATCTTCTTTTTGTACACCAGGCTCTCCATTATGCATAGGATCTAACTTAGCAAAAGGTGTTATTTGCCTTTGAGGCATGCTTGCTTGTCTTTGATCAACTGTATCAAATACATACTCGGCATTACCTGCTTGATTAGGATTAAATACTGGTTTAGCAGCACCTAATTCATTAGATGGTGTTGCAACCCCTGGGTTTTGGAATATTGGTTGACCCAATATAGATTCATCTTGTGGTATCATTGTTTACATTTTTTATAGAAACGCTTAGTACTTTATCAGTATAAGTATCCCCTTTCATTATTTTATTTCTTCTACCAGTTGGTATATCTTCTGTACCGAGCATCATTCTGTACAACCTACTTATAAGTTGCTTACCTTTAAAGGATACTTTATATATATGATATTTCTGCGTAGTATGATTTCTTTTTCTCCAAACAACTATCCAACCTTCTTTCAATAATCTATTCCATCTTCTATTATCCCAACTATATGAAAAACAACCTGTTTTAAAATCTTGTTTAGTAAACATGTCCAAACAATCAAGGTATATTAACAATTCCAAATCAGCGTCGTTTAAATCATTATTTCTGCATGCCCACTTACGTATTATTCTGTAGTGCTTTAATAATCCTAATTTTTTAACGTCACTGGCTTCTATTCTCATAAAACTACAACTATATCTTGCATTTTTATAACTTGATACGGATCACCGTTTATTTCTATAATATGGCCAGCATGTCTGTCGTAATATATTAAATCACCTTCTTTCATACCAGCATTAATAGCTTCTTCTCCTGGAGATACTACAGATGCTTTAATGTATCTGATATCTTCTCTTTGTTTTTCAGCTAAAAGTAATCCTCCCTTTGTAGGAGTTATACCTTCTTTTTCTTTCTTTATTATTAAGTTTCTACCTATCGCCTTCATTTGCTCTTAAATTATTAATTACACAATCAGTTGATAATATTGTAGTAGCTACAGACGCAGCGTTTCTTAATGCACTTTTGGTTACCATAAGCGGATCTATTATTCCTTGATCCACCATATTTACAGGTTTACCTGTTAAAGCATTTAATCCAATTCCTTCGTCTTGTATACCAGACATTTCTATTCCAGCGTTTTCTAATATTGTAAAGTAAGGAGCTTGTATTGCTTTTAACAAAACTTTTTCTCCTATATTTTTAGCTATTAGCTTTTGACCTGCGTTTAGTAATGCAACACCTCCACCTGGAACAATACCTTCTTTAACAGCCGCTTTCGTGGCGCAGATAGCATCTTCTACCCTGTCTGTTTTTTCTTTTAACTCTACTTCAGAGTTTGCACCAACTTTAACCACCGCAATTTTAGCAGTTAGCATTGACAATCTTTTTTCAAGCTTTATAACTTCCCAACTTTTAAGCGTGTTATTTGTAAGCTTTTCTTTTATATTACGTAGTACATCCTTTATCTTTTCGGATGCCTCAGAGACTGTTATAACAGTGTCCTCGTGAGACGTAACACTCTTTAAACAAGAACCTAAATAATCTAAATCAATAGAATCTGCATCATCTCCTAAATCTTCATTAAATATTGTGGCACCTGTTAGTAAAGAAAGGTCTTCAAGAACTTCTCTCTTACTTATACCGTAAGTTGGAGCGTTAATTACATTAACTTTCAAGTTCCCTTTCTTCTTATTTGTAGCTAGAGTTGATAAAACACCTTCTTCTAAGTCGCCTATTATAAGCAAAGGTTTGTTGTTTTTTATTACGTACTCCAGCACTTTTTGTATATCTCTTATAGTGTTAACTGGTGATTCCATTATTAACACTAACGGGTTTTCTAATTCCGCTGTTTTTGTTTGAGGGTTTGTAATGAAATGAGAATTTGTTAAACCTTTGTCATAAGGAACTCCTTCAATTAATTCAGAAACAGTTTTACCGTCACCGGCAGTTTCCATCATTACAATACCTGTATTATCTACAGATCTAAAAGCATCTGCTATAATAGATCCTAATTCATTGTCATTATTTACCGATATAGAAGCTATGTGATCTAACATGTTACCTTTAACATCAGTAGCTATAGTATCTAAGTAATCTATAACTTTCTCTACAGCTGAATTTATACCGTCTTTAATTTCTCTAGAGTTTTTCTTTCCAGAAACAGCATAAGCTTCTTCTAATATAGCGTGAGCTAATACAGTAGCTGTTGTTGTTCCGTCGCCGGCTTCTTGTACAGTTTTTCTAGCAGCTTCTTTTAATAAAGTAGATCCCATGTTTTCTACAGGGTCTAAAAGTATTATTGAATTTGCTACAGTTACACCGTCTTTTGTTATAATAGGGTTACCTGCACTGTCTTCTAGCATTACGCATTTACCGCCAGCCCCTAGTGTAGAGCTAACGGCTTTTGCTAGTTTCTCTATACCTTTAAATACTTGATCCCTGGCGTCATCACCAAAGTTCAAGTTCTTGACAATTCCATTCATATTTAATTAAATTTAATTTGATTTGATTATACCTTTTCAGGTATACGAGTATTATTACCCGTTTTAGGTTTTTTTTACCTATTTATTCTTCAACAGGAGGAACTGGAGGCGTTGGATTTTGCCACGTAAAATATAAATCTTCATTTACTGGTGTAATTTGAGATTGTATATTTGCAGCTATGCTAGCTTGCATTGATGTTACGTCTAAAGATCCTTCAAGCCACCCAATAACTACAGCTTCAAAAGCCTCTGTATTTTCATAAGGTGTAAAAGGTTCACCTGCTACATATGTGTAACTTTGTGTTCCAATGTTAGTTGATAAATAAGTAACTCCTCCAGATTCTTCTGAACCTGTGTATCTGTAATGTACTGTGTAAATTACGTTGTCTTCACCTTCAGCTTGAATGTGAGCATTCATTGTTGGGATATCCCATTTGTAAGTAATCATATTTATTTATTTATTTATTTATATTATGGGCTATCACAACCAATTTCTTTAATAACTCCTGACACTCCAGAAATTGACATAACAGCAACAAAAGATGTAGTACAGTGAGTTGTTGTGGCTGAACTTCCGTTTTGAAGATAGTAAGATGACACATAATTTAGAGGAGTTGTTAATGCAGCATCTGTATAAATAATATCTCCAACCGATAAATTACTTGCATTTCCAATAGTACTACTATAATAATAATCTACTGGGGTTGTCGGTGTAGAACTTCCTGAAGGGAAATAATATACATCAGATAATACTAATGAAGGTAAACTACAAAAAGTTACGTTTGAAGCAATACCTAAACTAGATAATTTAAAACTTGCAGAGTTTAGCCCTGTAAAAGCACCAAAAAACTGAAATGCTCCACCTCCTGGGTAGGGATCACCTGGTGACCCATTATCATCTTCCCAAAATTTATCTCCATTCTGAACTGAATTTGGATTATTGTTTTTCCAAGCAAGTACAGTTCTACTGGTCGAGCAGGCTCCTGTAGGATTAAATTCATCAGGTGTAATATACACTTGATTTTGAGCAGCTGTGTCATTACCGTAATCTCTAAAATTTAAAAGGTTGGTGTTTTGATTACCACCTGGATTGTAAGTATAATTAAAAGCTCCTTGAATCGCGTCTGTAAAACATTCATCTAAATCATTAGACGAGGGTAGCACCGCTGCTATAACATCTGCTAGTGAGAAATCTGTTGTATTTGGTACACCTGGCATTATATTCCTGCTTTTTCTAATCTTGCTTCTAACTCAGCAATTTTAGCGATTAGTAAATCTATATAAGCAACTGACTTAAACCCTTGTGTGTCTTCTCTTACAAACTCTGGGTTGGTCTTTTCTAACTCTTGAGCTATAACTCCGTATCTTTTTTGTCCTTTTTCGGTTTTTAATTCAAAAGTTTTCCAATCTGCTTTAATAGATTTATTGTCAACCTCTTCAATATTTTTCTTAAGCCTTTCATCAGAAGATAGTATAAAGTTAGTTCCTGTAACTGTCCCTGTAAACGTTGTGTTGTTATTAGTTCTATTCATAACCATTACAGCCCCTCCAACAGCACTGTTGTTATGTCTAAGTATTCCGAATTGGTTTGCGGATAATCCCCCATATTGAGCACCTTGTCCATCATAAGCTAGTGAAAATCCATAGTCTTTTGAATTGGAAACTCCTCCCTCTCCTTCATTTAAAAACACTCTTGCCGATTTATCAGAACCAGTTCCTTCAGCGCCAACTATTAAAGTTGTTTCAATAGAAGAACCTCCTGATACGTGAAGTTTAGCTTGAGGACTAGTCGTCCCGATGCCGACGTTGCCGTTTTGGTCAATACGCATTGCTTCTGTGTTGGCTCCACTAGCGGGAGCTGTGCTAAAAACTAAATCAGTTTCTCCATTGTAGCCTTGTATATTTGCATCAATAGAAGCTCTTATGCCACTTGCTCCAGTTCCGCTGTCATTTCCATAAAACTGAATTTTACCAACATAGTCAGCAATACCTGTAGATGTTGTTGAGTTTTCTAAAGTTAAAACCCCACCGCCTTCTGAGCTAGTACCTTTTACATTTAACTTAGTTCTAGGATTAGTCGTTCCGATACCTACGTTTCCATTACCTGAAATTCTCATTCTTTCGTTTGAGCCGTTCATAAATCTTATAAGCCCAGCACCGTTTAAAGCTAATCCCAACCCGTCACTATCGGAATATGTCATTATTTTTTGTTGCTTATGCTCTATTACAAAGGACTCATTGTAATTGTATTGTGTACCTATTTTTGTGTAGTAAGCTTCGGATTGCGTAGCGTAGTTAATGAAGCCTAAGTTTCCTCTTGTTATAACAGCTCCATTAACATCTAACTTAGCATCAGGACTAGTCGTTCCTATACCGATGCTTCCCCCATTGTCTATAACGAAATCAGCTGTACCGCTATTTACACCAGCTGCTGTTGAGTTTGTTAATGGAGGCGTTGACCAATCAGTTGATCTAATAATGGCAAATTTATTATTATCTAAAGCATTTGTTATTAAAAACTGCCTAGCACTTGATGTCATGTTGTTAGTAGCACTTAATAATATTTGCCCGTAATCTCCATACCAAGTTGTGCCGTCAGAATAATTATTCTTACCTTTAACTTTTAATACGTTTTCAATATTTGTTGTTGAGGTGGCTGTTGATTCACTTCCTATTATAACGCTTTTATCTACATCTAATCGAGCGTCAGGAGTAGTCGTTCCTATACCTACGTTGCCGCTTGAGTTAATAAAGATCCTTGTGTTATTGCCATTTGTAGCAAAACTCATTGAATTATCAGTATGTTTATATTGTATAAAACCTGCTTGTACACTTTCTGGGTCCGCAAAAGCTATAGTAGCTATACCCGTGTTTGGAGAGGCAAGTGTAATTCCTACGTTATTATTGTTTTGAAATACTATATCGTCTGCATTGCTCCAAATTGAAGTTACTCCTGAACTACTGCCACTAACTTGCAATTTCGTAGCTGTGTCGATTTTTGGTTGATCACCTATAATCACTGCTCCTACTGTGTCAATACGCATTCTTTCTGTATTGTTAGTACCCAATGTTAAGCTACGTGCGTTTAAAGTTTCAAGACCCCATTCTAAGTTTCCGTTAGTTTTAATTTTTAATCCGCCTTGTATATTACCATTACCGAATTGTGCAATAGTTTCAGCAGTTGTTGCTAAACTTTTTACATCTAACTTAGACCCTGGGTTAGTCGTCCCTATACCTACGTTGCTGTTGATATCTATTGTTATGGCTCTAGTAGTATCCCTATGTATACTTATTGCTGAATTATAAGTGTTATTTGTTACTCCACCAATCCAAACCTCACTAGGCGTATCAGAAAAACTAAAATGAGCACCATACGCTGCATTTGAAGGGTCGTTTATTCTTAAACCTTCAGTGCTGCCAACAGCATTACCCCCTAGCGTAAGTTGATAAGCAGGACTAGTCGTCCCGATGCCTACGTTTCCTGCTGCGGTAATACGCATTCTTTCTGTATTGTTAGTACCAGCACTTGTACCTGCTGTGCTAAATACCATTGAATTAGTTGAGCCCGTTGTTCCTGCTTCTACTTCGTATGATATAGACGCTTTAACTCCTGATCCTGCTCCTGACCCATCTGCTGAACTAAATTCAATTGCTCCAATTTTATCACCAATTGACCAAGATGAACCATTAGTTGTACTTCCTAAGCGAATTATAGAGGTATTTTTAGTTCCAGATATACTAAGCTTTTTTGGAGGACTAGTCGTTCCTATACCTACGTTACCGTCTGAGTCTATACGCATACGCTCAACGTTATTAACACCACTAGTAGTGTTAAACCCTAATCCATAACTACTACCTATACTATTTAAAGCTATACTATTTATAGAAGTTTTTACACCAGCTCCTGGTGTTGAAGCGTCGTTAACTGAAAACTGAACAGCTCCAGCAACTTGATTTAGCTGAACACTAGAATCAGTGCAATTTACACGTAAAGCAGGTGTTGACGCTTGTGAGTTTCCAGATATCTCAAGAAGAGTGCCAGGACTAGTCGTTCCGATACCTACGTTGCCTGAACTATCAATACGCATTCTTTCCACGGCTCCGCCTAAAGCATTATACGTGGTTGTTGCAAACACCATTGCTCCACTGGGCAAAGTTGGAGCACCTGTTGTATAATCATTTTTTATTCCAATGTACCCTAAAGTATATGGTGCATTTCCAGAAGTGTCATCTGTGAAAAATTCAAATCTACCTAAATCGCTTGTAACTGGAGACCAATCACCAACGTTTATGGTGTTTGTTATTCTTACCGTAGGCGCAGTTGCCCCAAAATTTCCGCTAGACACATCAAGTAAGGTGTTAGGACTAGTCGTTCCGATCCCTAAGCGTTGATTATCATGATCTATATATAAAGGTGTTGGTACGTCATTGCTCCTCATTATAGAAGATACAGTAATTGATCCAGCGTTACCGCCAGATACTTTACCTATTAAACCTACGTTTTGTATAAAATTAACTCCGGTTGGTTTTGTAAGTGTAAGTCCACCTCCTGGTTTTACATATATTGTATCTCCAACAGTAGGAGTCGATCCGTCTATAGGTGATGTGGTGATGTTTAAAAGCCCTCCTGTTACAACTACATATCCAAAAGCATTATTTATAAGGTCAGACTGTAAAAGTCCAATAGCAGCCATCTTATCTTCATCTGAAGCATCAGCTACTGCTATCTCTATAACAGCCGTAGCACCAACATTACCTGTTTGGTAAACTGGCGTGCCTTTTGTTATAGTAACACCTGAAGTGTTTTTACACTCTATAATTACATCTGTGGCCGATGTAACTATACTGGCTGGATCTATCCAATCAACTTGACTACCAGTTGAAGCTAGTATTTGACCACTGCTTCCTACCTGACCGTCTTTGTCTTCTATACCAGCCTGTACCTCTATATTACTTTTAAACTTCATGTATTAAATTTTATTATTATTAACCTATCTTCTGCACCAAAACCCTAACGCTATTAGTTGGCGTTGCAGCAAATGTAATTGTTACTTGAGAAGTAGATCCTCTTTCAACATCTGCGTAAACGGTTTCATCGGTCGTTACATCGTAAAGCTGTATAATAACATCTTTAGTTCCTAAGCTATGAGTTATAGTCGCCGTATCTGTTATTGTTACAGCGTATGTGTTTGAAGAATTTGTATCTGTGTTTGTCACAGTTGCCGTACCCGATGCATAAGCAACACTTATTCCAGTACCTGCATTTACATTACCAATACCTACTGTTGTCAATGTAGCAAGGTCTGTGTCTGATTGCACTACTATAAAATCTGCTTCCGTAGAAGCGCCGGCTGCTGCGGCTGTTTGAACTATAACTGAATCACCTGGCGTTAATGGTGTTGCTGCGTTTCCAAAGAAATCACCTGCAACAGTTACAACATAGTAATCACCAACTTCAACTGCAACCCTAGTTGCACCACTTGTTAGATTACCTCCACCAACAATTGCACCGGTGTTAGCATTGAAACCACCTTTGAATTCTAATAAACCTGTTAAAGTTTCCTGTACGTAAGCAGTCGTTGCTATTTTAGTTGAACTATCGCCGGATGCCGGTGTTGCCACATAACCATAACCGCTAGAATCTCTAGCTACTAACTTACTTACAGTAGCAGCTTCAGTTCCTTCGACGTTTACAATTGGAACAGCAGGGGTTGTATTATCAATTGTTACATAAGTACCCGCTCCAATACCAGTTAGTGTACCTACGAATTGATCTGCTGAAGATATGGTTATATCCTTACCTGATCTAGTTATTGTTGTAGTACCTCCTTGTATGAAATCAACCGTTTCATTATCTTCTACTGATTCAGCGGTTCCGCCGTTGGCAGATAGGTTCCAGCTGTATATATCAGCTAAAGCAGCCCATGTGTTGTCTCCTCTTAAATATGTTGTTGCATCTTTAGTCCCAGTGGCAGATAAATCTACAGTGTACACTCTTTTTATCGATGTCCCACTATTTGTTAAACTTACATAGGTACCATTTGCAAAATCAGTTTGAACTAAACTAACCCAAGTATCTGTTGCATTTGAATAGTACTTAGCTGTCGTATCGCTACTGTCAAAGTATATCTGCGCCGCTGCAGCAGTTGGTGCCGTACCGGTGATATGTAGCTTAGCGTTTTGTAATTGATTATCGCTAAGATTAATGTTATTTAAAAAAGGTATTGCCATAATTAGTTCATATATGCTTTGCCTGATTCAGCAGAAGCGAAGGTTATTGTTAAATTGTTTTCATCGATGTATACTATATCTCCGTAACCTTTCTGCCCGGTGGACAAAGTCATAGTTACAGAAGGAAACTTATTTAGGTTATGCTGAACTGTCCACGTTGCACTAGCTCCTGCTTGTACAAATGTGTATGTTTCGTTCGCTCTAGCCCAAACATTATCTCCTCTTAGGAATTTAGTATTATCAGGCGTACCAGTAGCTGACAATGATGCTGTAATTTCTACGTTACCTGTTTGAGGTGTCGTAGGTGTCATATCTATAAACGTAGTATCAGAAGCATCAACGCTGTCAACACCTGTTGCACCGAGTTCTAGATAGAAGTTTACAAGAGTGTAATAGCTATCCATTGTTATGGAACCATTTCCTCCTAAATATTCTAATGTTAATGTGTAAAAGTTAGTTGTACCTATCTGCGTGTACCCTCTCATTATATAATGCCCAAACGAACCTTTGCCGGCTACATCTTGAAACATTACTTGTTCATCTATAAGATATTCTAAGAAAGGTGAAACAATCTGACCCGATAGATCCATGTTCGATATTACTATAGAAGTAATACTAGACCAAGGAGTGCCACCACCGCTTCCGGCTGCAAAAGCAAAAGTGCCTCCTTTAAAAGAAGGATCTTGAACAAACTGATAATTCATCTGCCCTGCAATTGCTACCTTGCCGTTTATATTCAAGTAATCCGCTACCGCCTTTGCTGTATATTGCTTTGTCTGTCTATTGACGGAATCAGTACCTACCCATGCATCTGTATCAGTTATAATCTGATCATATGGGTATGAATATATTATTGCCATGTTTTAGTTGTATATTTTTATTTCAAAAGAACCGTTTATTATAGCCCCAGACTGTGCTGAAATTTCTATGGTAGTATCACTAATTCTTTCCCAAGATATATCATATAGACTAGATGGAGGCTGTGAACCTAAATTTAAAAAAACAATTGTCTTACCGATTGTAAAAGGTGTGCCTGTACTTGTTATTCTATAAATACCATTACTAATATAAGACCACGTAAATGTTTGACCCGTATTGTTGTAAACTTCTGTAGCTACTGGAGCTGCGGCCCCTGTTTGATTTAATAGTTGTACTAAAGAAGTATAACCTAAACTTAAAGCAGGTGTTTTGTTTACAATACTTTGTACTGTGAAGTTTTTTGTACTTGGTATACCTGCCACATCTATTTGTGAGCCCAGTATTAGATCATCGCCATCTGGAATAGCTGTAGGGAAACTTGATATATTTGACATGTTCTATTTATTTTGTTTACGTTCGGCTTTAGTACCGTCTTTTTTACTTCTACCCTGCGTTCCACCTCTGTTATGAGACGATGTAACACATTTTCTGGTATTATGATCATAATCATAACCGTTAGGACAATCTATCTTTTGACTTTCTGCCTTCATTTTCCTTCTCCTGTCGGTCATAGCATACTTTTTATCCCTGATTGCTTTAGCTTTTGCTGCTGCTGGACTTAATTTTTGCTTCGGTCCGCCTTTTCTTCTTGGTTTTGCCATAATATGGTTTCTGTATACCTTATATACTTACACAAAAGCCTCAATACTTACAATACTCAATAATGCGACGATAGCCTACTACTATTATATATAACTACCTATTGTCACACTATTTTTTAAAAAAAAATATTATATATAGAGAGCATAGGGGTTACACCTTACCTTAATGCCCTTGTTCCTATAGGAAAACGCGTTTTGTTTTACCGGGGCCCCTGCCTTTTTTTGGGTTTTGCCGTACGGTTTCGGCTTTTGCGTGTGATTTCGTGCCTGGTTCTGGCTTTTCCTGTCCGGGCCCGAGCTATTGCGCAGGTGGTGGTTGTTTCGTAGCCGTGCGTTTTTGTTTCCGTAAGCATACGTTTACAGAGAGAATACGATACGATACCGATAATATATACGTAAGCAACGAAGCTTATATTAAATTACAGACAATGAATAATTTTCAAACTTCTTTAGAAGAGCTACTACGATCTAACGTACGCGCCGACGTGCTAGCAACGATAGACGAACTGAATCAGTATCTGTTAGGCAACGTAACGATTGAGGCTGCAACAGACGCCGCTCGTGAGCTAACGCATAAGCTTAACGAACAATGGTAGGCTACAGATCAGAAACAGTAACTAGGCCAGATGGGACCAGCTACGTGCAATGTATCAGGATCATTGATAAACATGTAACAATGACTGTTGAACACCGCAGGATCGCAGACCAGCTTAAAGCATGGGACACTACAGAGTAGCCCTATCGGGAGACCTCATCATGGACGGCGCTTAGCTCTCTTAAAAAATTACAAACTAAATACGAATAGTATTCGATAATATAAGTGAATAACAAATCAAATAATAATAACTAAATAAATTAAATTATGTCAAATCAAGAATTAATTACAACTGCAATCGCAAAAATGTCAAACGAAGAAAAAGCAACTATTTTTCCACCAATCACTCGAGCAAACTTCGTAGTAAGAAAATCATGGTTAGGTCGAAATCAAATCATAACCTTCAACTCTAAGGCGACTAAAACAAAACCAAGTGTCAAAGTAACCTACAATCATGATGAAGTCTTAAAAGTGATGTTACCTAAACTAAATATCATGCCATGTTGGATCAAAAGAGGTTACTGGTCGCAATCAACTGATATGCCTGCAAATGTTAGATTTATGTCAGAACGCGAAACAATTGAAACTGAGGCTACTGAAAAGTAGTCTTAGGATCAACCCCTAAAAACGTGACAATAGCCTACTATTATATTAATATAACAAGCTAACGTCACACTTTTTATTCCGCTTCGAGTTTACGTTGCGAGATCGTAGCCTGGGTATAAATGCTATACACCGGAAGAGTAGACTCCGTCCTACGTAACGTTTAAATGCTATACACTTCACCTGCAATGATCAGTCGATCAAGTCTTTTTCACTACAAAACCTCCATTTTATAGGTAAAACAACTAAAATAACTACTATTTGTAGGTAAATATACTACTTTTACTCAATAAGAGAGGTAGCTTAACACTTTTACTACTATTTTTACTCATTAATAATTTTACACCTTTACAAACTAAATACGAAACTAATTCGATAATATATATGAATCTAAAATAATAACGATATCAACTAAAAAATAACCAAATGGAAAAATTAATTGAAAAGTACGGTAAACCCCTCATTGACCTGGTTATTAAGATAGATGTCTTAACTCCTGAAGAAATAAAAGACTACGAATACTTAGAAGACCGAATAATAACCCACTTAGAGTGGAGTACAATAGACGAGTTATGAAAGAATATCACGGATTTAATAGCGAACAAGAGTATGAAGAGTATACGCAGTTAATGTTGAAAGAATATCACCAAAGTTTGGAAAATGAGTAGAACAAAAAGAAAAGCCTACACCGGATCTAAAGCGATCGATAAGAGTTGTAGGGGTAAGCGAGGAAGTTGTCCTACTTGTAGTGAAAACAGACAGTACAAAAATACTAAGCGAGAAATAAAAGAAGACTATGGTATTAACTAACGAAGAAATAAAATCTATCGCTAACCGCCTAGATGAAATAATGGGTGATAACTTTCATGACGCTATGTGGAATACCCTGAGCGAGCGAGATGTAGACTACAACTTCGAAGTAAGTGACGAAGATATCCTAAAAATAAAACAACAATTAAAGAGAATAATATGAAAGTGATGACAATGAAAGAAGTGTGTGTATACGTTGTACAAAAGAGAAAAGCGGATGCTGTACAACATCGCAAAACAGTAACTCAGGGTGAATATTGTTCAGGGTTGACAGCGAAAGAATACCGAAAAGTGAGAACTAAAAGCAAAGGAGCAGGCAGTAAAGGTAGATCATTCTCTCACACTAGATTGTGGAATCACTATCATAAACCAGTGACTACAAACTAAACACGATCACCTAATGATAATATTAATGAATTTAAAAATAAACCAACAATTAAAAAGACTATTATAATGAAAGTATTATTTAAAACAGAAGACGGAGTAGACAAGCATGTAGGTGACGCATATTACTGTGTTCAAAACGGAACTAAAAGCTCCCATCACTATCCATTAAAAGTTCAATTAGTGAAAATGGAAAACAAAACCGAAGGTACTTCTAAAGAAGAGTTTGATAGTAGATTAGCTCTTAATGACCCAGGTATTAAAAGATTCCACAATAAAAAATTAGCGGAAGCATGGAGTAAATATATTATTATATTACATCAAAATACCATTATATCATGAAAGATAAGTACAAAGTAGATAAAGTAGAGCATGTGTGGAGTGAGAAAGAAGATCGTTGGTTATATATAGAATATAACGAACAACGTAAAGTAATAGGTTTAAACTTTATGCAAGGCGATGACTACGATTATTTTAAGAAATGTTGGTGTTACAACGATCAAGGTTTAACGGATTTTTACGAGTCAATGCTATACACATTTCCTATAGAGAAAGCTTCCGTGAGTACTATAGAGTTTATGAACAAGTGTATGTGGGCATTTCATACCGCGGTAGTATGTAGAGAAGACCACCCAGAATAATTACAAACTAAATACGATCCCCTTTCGATAATATATATGAATTTAAAATAACAAACAAATGAACTCACTAGAAGCAAAAGAATTATTATTACCAATACCAGGAAAAGATTTTATACTACATCAATTTTCCGACAGCCACGGTAAGTGCTGTGCAATAGGTCACTTAGTTAGATTAAAGTCTGAAGATCCGCTTGATTACAAGCAATTTTGTGGAGATGGATGGAAAAGCGAAGTAGAAGAATTTGCTAGACACCAAGTTGGAAAATACATCCGTGAAACTCACAACGAATCAGGGTGTCTTGCGAGGGTTAATAATAGAAACACTATAAACGGGTATACACAAGATAACCCAAAAGACAGAGTGATAGCCCTACTAAACGACATGATAAAAGATGGTTACTAAAATTAAACCCCGAGCGCTAATAGTATTAGCAAAAGTAAGCAAAGTATTAACTAAGTTAGGTAGCGCCGCTGCTTATGCTATACGAAACTAAAGTATGCCACCAGAAGGATATCACGAAAGACAAAGAGAAAAGTACGCTAAGATCAGAGAACAGAATAAAGCGTTTTTAAGAAACTTTCAGCAAGCTATAAGAGAAAAAGTACAGTTAAGTAATCTAAACGACTTGCTAAAAGAGAACAATATAAAAACTATATAAGATATGAAATACCGAAATTATTTCTATAAACAAATCGAAGTATCAGATTATCGAGGGAGAAAAGCAATTATGTACCGATGTAGCGACGAAGCATTACTCGAGCATGTACAAGTAACTAGCTTTACTAAGTTCACTGAAAAACAAATGCGTGAAGCAATTGACGACTATATAGATAATGTCGATCACTATAAAAAACTAAAAATACTAACGTACGAAGCAACTAAAGAATTTTTAAATAAGTAACTATGGAATTAATTAAAGTAACAAAAAAAGGCTCTATCCACTTTAAACTAGATGACGGTAGACTAGGTGTATCTTACAACAGCGGATACATAAGGGTAAGCGTTAAAAACTCTCGTATAGAACGCATGTACCAAATCAATAAGAAAATAACCTTACGCTATGGTAAACTAAACGATCAATATCACTACAGACGTAAGTTAATCCCTTCATCTTCTGATAGAGTAAAAGCTTTACTAGAATTTAATAATAATAATTGTAAGTAATGAAACTAACAGCGGATATACTACAAGAGCTATCAATGTACATACAAGTAAACTACGAAGACGATTGGTACTTACAAGAAAAAGTAAACGAACTTAAAGAAAAACTGTATGAAAAAGATAAATGATATGGCACTTGAAGTAGCTGAAGTAACATTGCAATTAATGAAAGATACTACTGATTGGGTATTAGCCGATCATTCAACATCAGGCGACGAGTATAATGCTATACACGCTGCTATAATAAAGCTAGCGATCAACAAAATGTATATGCAAACTAAACACGATAACGAATCGATAATATAATTGAATAATAACAATAGGTGAATAAGCGGGCATTCCCGATGACACTGGAAACTAGGTCAGGTTTAGTACTGAAGTATGTAAACGTTTTCACGAGCATACAATGACTATGACTACCGACGGGTATGAGGTTCGAATCCTCACTAGTTACGAAACTGGTTCGAATCCAGAGAGCCTCGTAGTCAGCAGGTGTCGAGTACTGCATTAGCCGAAACAGGTAGTTAGGTTGTAAATGGAGCATGGCTTTGCGAGGAATAAAACGTTACCAACTGTAAAAAGTAGTAAACCAGACGCTAAGCTAGCGGGGTCCCTGGTACGCTGACAATGTTCGGGAGTTGTTTGATAACGTTTTAAAATTAATATTATAGTAGTGAAGACCAGTTTAAATAGCTACATCCCAGGTTTGAGGTCCTAAGATTTCCATGGGAGCTACTATGATATTTAGATTAGATTAGAGTAATTCGCCTACGTGGATGAAACTAACTCCTCTCCGGGGGAAAAGAAGATGAAATTTCTTTAGTAGGTGTATCTAATCTTTTAAATGACTCATGGTGTAATGGTAACACTACGGTCTTTGGTACCGTCATTCAAGGTTCGAATCCTTGTGAGTCAACTAAAATTAAATTAAATATAGAAATTATGGCACAAATTAAAAAAACAGAGTTTTTACAAGCTGTAGAAGCCGAAGTACGCGCAATCAAATTACATGCAACCACCGATGAGATTGGAAGACTCTTAAAAAAATTTAATGGCGGATCGCAGTCAAAATGTGTTTACGGTCAGTTAACAGGGAGTTGTGAAAGTCCACGAGCAAAAGAACTAATGGAACTGTCTTGTCAAAGAGTAGTAGCTACAGAACTTAATAGTAAACGCCGCTTGAGGTTTGTGAGTAGTTTTTTTACTCAAGCAGTCTCTCGTAAAACCTTCACTGCTTTAAAAGATTTTGTAAGACCGGCTGGTACAAGCTTAAAGATGTGGATTGAGGAGGAAAGAAACTATGATTATTTGTCTGCGTTAGAAACTTATATTTTAACGGATAATTCTAATGATACCGCTATTATAAACTATCTAAAAGGTACTTCTGATAGTTTAAACTTATAGTATTAACAATAGGTTGGTGGCTGTTTTGCTGGCTAGACGTCGACAAAAGCAAATAAAGGAACAGGCAATTTATCGTGTGCACCTCTGATTCAAGTGCCCTGAACAACACCAGCTTATTTTATTAGCCAGTGAATCCATTGGTTGGAAGCACCTCACCAGGTTGAGTAACAGTAAGGCTGACTCTAAATTGTAAAGCGGAAGTAAGTTCGAATCTTACCACTGGCTCTAGTTACTAATCAATGCACCTGTTAACTCTCATAATAGAGCACAGGGAAGACCAGTGATAACGCAGGTGTATTGAAAAGTGAAATTATAAAAAACCATAATTGCAAAAAAACGATAAAATGAAAATATAAACCAAACAAAGCGTTAATTATATAACGTTGTTGGTTACTGTTATTTGCGATTTAAAACAAAATACAAACTAAATACGATCGAAAATCGATAATATATATGAACTTAAAAATAACAATATGACTTTATATAAAAGATTAAAACCAGAGCACAAAGAATCTATTAGCGAACACGGTAAAAGATATCCAAACAGTGCTGAAAGTATTATAACATCACTAAAAACCGAAAAGTTTTTTACAAACGTACGCTACGGTGATGCTATGGAAGTGCAAAGCATATGTAACCTTAAATACTTCGGCGATGCATTTATTACAGTCTAATGCTATACACGAACGCGCTAGCGATAAAGCGTTTGCTAAAATGGAAATGTTATTTTTTGAGATCGGCAGCAACAAATTAGAACTAAAGTCCGGATCGTACGGTGGTATAACCGAAGAAGAAATGATCATGATACTTGAAGGCAACCAAGCTGAGTTAGAAGTATGGAAATACATTGCGGAATTAATAGAAAAATCAAATAAAAACTAAATATAATGGATAAACAATTATTACAAGCAAAAGTAGATGAGTTAGAATTAACATTAAACTCACTAGAATTAAATGCTAAAGTAGTTAAAGACGATCTTATGGAGGCTACTAAAAAACTAGAAGACGTTAGTAAACCTATAATTACTAAAGAAGTAGTAGAACAAATACGGGCAGCGGTACACAAAGCAGTACAACAAATAAGTTTTGACAATCCAGATTATTACGAAGTTGACTTTGAAATTGACTACAACAATTCGCTAGCTTTAGGAAGCATAGAATTCAAGGAAGTTGATGAGATTGAAGAAACAGTGTGTGATTACGTAGAAAATCTATTTAACATAATAGAAGACTAATGAAAACTAAAAAGCAAACAACACCTAAATGGTTTAAAGGAACCATATATAGTGAAGGCGATACAGTAACCAATCCGTTCAGCGGCGAATGCTATACACTCAACAGCCTCGAGCTATCAATATACGACTTTATAACAGGATCTCAATATGTATTTAGGGTAGCGCCAAAAACTGTTACACCTAAGCAATTTAATAACTTTCATAAAGCTTTAAATTGGTTTCGTAAAAATAACGTTGATGCATATATGGTATTACTTGATTAAATAAAAATAAAATGAGTAAAGAAGCAGAAGAATTTTTTAGACAAAAGACAATAGAAAATGCTAAAAGACCAAGGATGAAGAAATTCCTTGCATTAGTAAACAGAGAAGCGGAAGGAAAGATTATGCAAGAATACGCTGACCAGCAATTGGGGCTATACGATGTTAACCAAAAACGTGGACTGTTAAAAAAGTGGTGGAAATACTTTGATGAAGAAAGTGTAGCTATTAACTGCAATGACGAAGAGCGTGAAGAAGTTATTAATGACTTTTTTAATTGTTGCTTGATTAATACAAACTAAACACGATCGCTAATCGATAATATAATAAACAAAAATTATGAACTTATTAACACAAAACTCTAAACTTAAAAAAACTTCTAAAGCATTAGGGCTCCGGGTTTTTAATTTTGGTATTCCTGCCTACAAATCTGCTAGCGGGAAACTGACGTGCCCCATGGCTGACAGTTGTATAAAATTCTGTTATGCTAAGAAAGGAGCCTACATATGGAGTAACGTAAAACCTGCGTTTGAAAAGCGTTATGAGTTGAGCAAGACTGACGATTTTGTTGAAGCTATGAACGCTGAAATACGTAAGAAGAAACCTGATTATGTCAGAGTCCATGATAGCGGCGATTATTACTCTCGTGCATATCTAAAAAAGTGGATCGAGGTTGCTATACACAACCCTAACGTACGGTTTTACAGTTACACCAACATGATCGATATGATGCTAAAAGCTTCATTGCCAGATAATTACGACATAATCTTTTCTGATTCAGGAAAACAAAAACATTTAATAAATGAAAGACAACACCGACACACCAAAATATTTTCTAGTCATAGCGATCTTGTTCATGCTGGGTATACTGATGCTTCATCTGTGGACCTATATGCAACTAGATGGTTTAATGCCACCAACAAGGTAGGATTAATATTTCACTAAAATAAATGAATTATGAAACGAAATTTTAAAGTACATTTAGTGTGTATAAATTAACGACAAACTACTTTGATTATCATAATCATTGAAATATTAACGACAAAAATAAATATTAACCTTAATAAAATGGAATTAGTAAAAATAAAACATAGCGAAAGCAAAAACGCTTGGAATATAATAGGTAATATTGCAGGTGGGAAATACAAAATAGCTAGAATACCATATCAACAAGACAACAACAAAGGTATGGAAATGTACAATACAAGAAAAAAAGCAGATGCTCTTAATGATGCTGAATTTATAAGTTTTTGCTTGAATAATAAACAATCTATCTTAGAAGAATTTTGGAAAGTAAGAAACCCTAAAAAATAATATTATGGATAAAAGCGAAGCATACCAAATTAGTAATAAAATTGTAGAAGTATCAAGAATAAATATATTTGATAACACTAGAGACAGAGATTATGTATACTATAGATCCTTACTTGCCTATGTATTAAAAAATAAACTAAACATGGGTTGGACAAACATAGCTAAATTCTTTAAAGCTAATGGCAAACATATGGATCACTCTAATGTTATGCACTTAGTTAAACAATATCCTCATTACAGAAAATACAACAGTAAACTGTTAAGGCTTGAAAAATGTTTTAATGTAGATGACGACACAGATGTATTTGAAGCTGATAATATATACAGGTTACAAGAAGAAATACGTAAGCTAAACAATGAAAAGCAAGCTCTAAAAACAACAGTTAAATTCTTAGAAGAAAAGATTAAGCTAGATCCAGTGCTCGATTTATTCTTTGATATTCCAAATGATAAGTTTAAAGATGTTATTGAAAGGCTTAACTTATTAAAGAAAAGCTGGGCTTGGAAGAACGAAGATAAATGCCAAATCATAGAAGGATCTGTATGGTAAACATATTAATTTGGATAGTCTTATTCCTTATATGTATTGTAATATTATTAGCGATAGAACATATTACAGACTAAACACGATCAACAATAGATAATATAATAAACAAAAGCAAAAAACTTATGAACATTTTAGAAAAATTTATAAATGACAATTCGTCAACAATTTCAACAGGAGTATACCATGCAGAGGACCAAATACTTACATTAGTATACAAAAACGGCGGTGTATATGAGTATGAAGACGTGCCATTATTTTACTGGCGTGGGTTATTGGATGCTGAATCTAAAGGTAAATTCATTAACACTAACATTAAAAGATTATTCAAATTCAACAAAAAAATGTAAATGACAGAGAAAGATATTACTAAGATAGCCGAGCTAACTGCTAAAATTATTATAGATCATTTAGAAGCAAAGCAAGACGAATGGAACCAAGAATTCCAAGTATCAATGGAGAATATGAAACAAGACGGCTTTGGCAATATGCGTATGATGTCTGAGCAAGAAATAATACACATGCAAATAGACGAACTACAACAAGAGTTAGACAAAGCAGTTGCAAATGAAAAATTCACGTTAGCTAGCAAAATAAATAATAAAATTATTAACCTAAATAAAAAATTAAAGTAATGAATATATTTTATCTATCTCACGATCCTAAGAAAGCAGCTGAGTACCAGTACAATAAGCATGTCGTAAAAATGATACTTGAAACTGCCCAACTATTGTGCACTGCTCATCATGAGTTAGGTACTACGGTTGATATACCTTATAAGCCTACACATAAAAACCATCCATCAGCCATATGGGTTAGATCATCAGCCGAAGCATATATGTGGGCATATGAACATATGTTAGCACTAGGTGCCGAGTATACTAAACGTTATGGTAAACATCATCTAACAATCTCTAAGTGTAGAGATGTGCTATACACGTTGCCTAACGGTATACCTGACAAAGCTTTTGAGCAGCCGCCTCAGTGTATGCCTGACGAGTATAAAGTATTAAATAACAGCGTGTTAGGTTATTGGAATTACTACGAAAATGAAAAGCACACTGTAAAAAATAAGAATGAAGACAAGATCGTACGACCTCACTATATAAATTAATTATGCAGAAATTACTACGCAAATTAAAAAAAAATAAAAGAAAAGCAAAACACGTATATATTCTTCGTGAAAGAATAACGGAATTACACGATAGCATTTTTCATAGGGCATTAAATGGTGATACACCAAAAATTATTGAAGCAAAGCTTCTTAAGAAGTATAACAGGAGATTAAAATTAATCTTATATTAGCAGTGCGACACTAGCTAGTATAATATAATAGTAAGAGGCTAATGTCACAGTTTGAACGAAACATGGATTATTTACATAAACATCGAATAACATATAAACGTAACCCTGTTACAGATAAACCTACAGAGGTATTTGAATGGGGTAATTTCTATGAAGATGGAACACATGAATGTTATACATTGTTTAGTTCTAAGGCTAAAATTAACACATATAAGAGCCTTAAATGGCATTTGTATGTATTATGGTATCTAAATCCTAAAATGGATCAAGACAACTTTAATTTAATTTCTAAACATATATGCGATAATACAAATGGTTTTGTTACATTCGTAATATCCGAAAGATTACGCGAGAAAATGATATACGATGTTTCGTTGATGGATTTAGAAAAACCTCCACCAAATAAACTGCGTAAAATTATATTTAAAGACTTTTCGGGTTTAGACATGAAACAAAAATTGTCTATAGTAGGTAAGATGGTTGGTAGAAAAAGTATATCTGAATCAGAAATATATGACGCTATGATACTATTGAATGACGCTGGAATTAAAATAACGATCGCTGGATTAGCTAAGTCATTAAATTGTTCATCAAGAACTGTTCACAGAAATATGGGCAATGAACTTAAAAAAGAAAAACAATTACTAAATCAACAATTGATATAATTAACGCTTTGTTGTACACTTTTAAACCTATAAAAAACTATAAAAATGGACAAATTATTAGAAGAATTTATTAAAGATTGGAGATTAAAAAACAATAGTAAAGACGCTATTTACTCATCATATCACTATGATGCTATGATTGAATTTGCTAAACACTACCATAGCCAGCAATTAATTTTATCTGGTGTTAGCAAATCGTTTAAGACCGAACTTGAAATGCACGAAATAGCCACAGAAAAATATCAAGAGCATAATTTCGGAGATGCTAAATATGATGGATTTATGGATTGCTATAGAATGTTGGCAAAAGAAGCAAGCTCACAAAACGAAAATTAATTATTAACTAACAAGACCTAATTAGGCTTTTATTTATAGCTGTTGTTAGACACTTTTAACGATATGGAACAAAGACAATTAAAAGGGAAATGGTATCTTAAAAAAACTTTTTGGGGTAAATACAGAGTGATGGTAGAAGTGAGAAGCAGTAAATGGGATGACCCAAGTTACGGTCATGGCGGTGGCTCTTATTCTCCAGAAAGAATTTTTTATGAGGATGCAAGAGAAAGTGACTTAATAGAGCTAGGTATTAATTGTGCCTAATTGAAAAGAATATGAGTAACGGCAATATGAGTAGCCAAAGAGTAGCTAAGGCTTTGGAATTAAATGCGAAAGAAGATAAGCAGCCTGAGCCATTACTTATATTTATTGTTTTTATGGCTAGTACGACTTTTAAGAACTTAATTTAAAAAATAAAACAATGGCAGGAATAAATTTTATAAACGAAGAAGAATATAGTAAACCTTTCACTTTTAAAAATAATGATGTTATACACGTTGTTGGTGTGCCGAAGGGTACGTTGTGTGAGTGCAAAGGAAGTGGTGGTATTAGGATGGATGGAACTTGTGGAAGATGCACTAAACCTTTAGAGATACACATTAAAATGAAAAATAAAATTTTAAAACCTTTTATTCAAGAAGGGTCTATGTCTCAAATAGTTGATAAAGATGATTGTTTAAAAGCAATGAATATTTATTTAGATGAATTTGCTAAATTTTTTAATAACAAAATGGAAGAGTTTTCTATACATTGTGGGGTATCTGAAGATTTACTAAATGAATTTAAAGATAAGTGAGTAATAGCCACAAATAAGACACTGCAACAGGCTATTATTTTTATACGTTGTTGTAGTGCGTTTTTAAACAATGAAAAACTTAGAAGTAATAATGTTAGGATGTGTAGTAGTTGGTTATATAGTAGGAAAGTTGCACGCAAGCTGGAACTATTATAAAAAGACAGGTGTATTTATAGAAGATGTAAAGGATGTATTTAACAAGGACTAAATGCACTACAACGGAATTGTGTATGGTGTCGTAGCGTTAAAAAGAAATAAACTTAATAAATAAGCAAAATGAATAAAATTATAAAATACTTTAGAAAAAAGAAAAATGATAAGCTATGCGCTATACACGGTGTTAGCTTTGAGTTTTTCCAAGAGTTAAACGGAAAGCCAGTACAAATGGATGACCGCTTTGAAAGTGTACATATTTGGAGTGAAGAATTAGCTCTTAAAAATGCAGGGAGATGGGAGCCTAAATTGATAGATAAACATACTTATAATGTAGAGAAAAACCACCCTTGGAATAATAACTAAAAATTTAATTATGACACGAAAAGAAGCGAGTGAACGATTTAACGCATTACCAAAAGAACATAGGGTAACTATAATTGCTAATGAATGCGAACAGGAAATAAGATGGATTGAACGTGAAAAACGAGAGTTAATAAAAGCACATAAACGAAATTTAGCACGAATTAACGAGCGTATTAAAATAGCAGAAGACCATCTTAGAAGACTTGAAGACTAGTATTAATTATATTTGGTGTTACCCTTATGTACGCTTTTAAAATTACGATTATGGACGAAATTACAGAATTAAAAGAAGCACTTGCTGAATACATTAAATGGTTTGGCAAAAGAGAAACAAAGACTGAGGAATTAATAGAAGTTGGTAAGCAAAGTAGAGATATTTCCTTAGCTATGCTATTGCAAGAAGAATTAAACAAGTAATTTTTATTGTTTATAACATTAAGATAAAAGAACGTTTTAATGTTGGTAGTTAAAAATTAAATTAATAAATTTACAGACTAAACACGAATAGGAATTGATAATATAAACAGATGAAAAAGTATAACATACAAAACTACGTTAGGTATAAGAATGATGTTAAGAAATCCATGCCAGAAGATAAAGCCTTCAGCGAGTACACTAGAGATGAACTTATAATAAAGTTTATGCCACTAGTTGAGAATCTAGCTAGAAAGTTTTCTACAAGTGATCAAGCTTCTGGAATATTAAGTATTAACGATCTAATACAAATAGGTAACGAAGGATTGGTTAAGTCTGTAGACAGGTTAGACTGGCTTCAATTAGTTGATTCTCAAGATATAGAAAAAACTTTAAAATCGTTTATAAGCAAAAGAGTTAAAGGCGCTATTAGAAGGCGTATAGATATGAACAGAGGAGATATGCGAATACCAGAGCATAAGTTAAATGAAATACGTAATAATCCTGAAGACAAAAAAGCTGTTGCCCTGTTTTTTAATTCAATATTTTTAAGTATTGATTCTATAGCTTCAAACGACGATGATATCGATGGAGATACTTGGGCTAATAGTATTGAAGATAAGTCAGAAGATTATAATATACATTTATTAAATATTTATCTTTCAAGTTTAATGCGAAAATATTTAAACATAAAAGAATATGAGGTGTTAAGATTATCTTACGGATTAGATTGTCCTAAGCACTCAGCAAAAGAAATTGCAGATAAATTAAACATAAAAGGAGCAAGAGATTATGTCACGGTTTCAGAGCTAAAAAAGCAAGCAGTACAAACTCTTATAGACAACGTAGATCACACGCAAGTGCTTGACTACCTTTAGGTTAAGTGCTTAAAGTAATGTAAAAAAATAACTAAATATGTAATTATATAAGTATGGAAGAACAAACATTAAATAGTAAACTGGCTACCATCCAGACAAAATTTAAATCAAAGAAAAGTAGATTTAATTCATTCGGTAAGTATAATTTTAGAAGTGCCGAAGATATCTTAGAGGCAACTAAACCTTTCTTATTACAGTTGGGAGTATCAGTAATAATTAATGAGCAAGTAGTCTTAGTAGACTCTCCGTTTCCAATGCTTGAATCAAAAGCAACTATAACCGACGGTAAAGATGCTATACACGCTACAGCAATTGTCGGTGTTGATTTAGCTCAAAAAGGTATGCAGATGCCTCAAAAGTTTGGTAGTGCTTCTAGTTATGGCAAAAAGTATGCGCTCGGTAATTTATTTTTAATTGATGATACAGCCGATAGCGACGCAATAAATTCACATGGTAAAGCACCAAAAGCAAAAAGCACATTAACTTCAGAAAAAGACCCAGCATTTCCAAAAGCTGTAGAGTTTATTAAAAAAGGAGGTAAGCTTGAGGCTATAAAAGCTAAATACGATCTATCCAAGGAGATAGAAACTAAATTAACAACACTATAAAATGGGAGAGTGGAATAAAAAAGAAGTGCTAGATAAACTTGTAGACGATGAGCAATATTATGGAGCTTTTGGTCGTCAATTTAGAAGCAATTCTGACATTATGACATTATTAACAAACCCTTTAGCGCTTGGCACACCTCAAAAGCCAAACATTAATTTTTTAATCGGAGGCTACTTTCACACAGCAATACTTGAGCCAAATAAACTCAAAAAGTATAAGATCGTAGAGTCATCAACAAGAAATACAAAAGCGTACAAGGAGATTTCAGGAGGGGAAATGTGTTTACTACAACATGAAGTAGATAACCTAGAAATGTTAATCGATACAATGAAGGCTAACAATGTCTGTAAAGGATTAATAGAAGGTATCAATGTTGAGTATGAACAGCCTGGAATTAAAGAGATTGAAGGATTATGGTGGAAAGGTAAAGCAGATATTGTTAATCACGACGAAAGATTAATTGTTGATTTAAAAACAACAAGTGATATAACAAAATTCAGAAGCTCAGCTTTCCGTTATAACTACGACAGTCAAGCATATATTTATCGTAAGATATTCGGTTATGATCTAATTTTTATTGCAATAGATAAAAAGACAGGCCAAATTGGTATCTTTGATTGTTCAGATGCTTTCTATGAAAGCGGTAAGGACAAAGTACAACAAGCCGTGGAACAATATAAATTGTTTTACGATAACCCGGATTTCGATCCAAAAGATTATTTTATTAACAAGACTTTATAAAAAAGGAAATTATGGCAAGTATTATTAAAGCAAACATCAATTTAAATGAAATCCCTAAAGACAAAATCTACAAGGGTAAGAAAGGTAGCTACCTACCTATTACAATTACTATCAACGACGACGTAGACCAGTTCGGTAATCAAGGACCAGTTATTGTTGATCAATCAAAAGAAGAGCGTGATGCTAAAGCACCTAAAGTTTATTTAGGAAATGTGAAAGTTGTTTGGACGAACGGAGAAAATGTGAATGCAGCTCCAAGAGAAGACAGTCAAGGGCAGCAAGCTCCAGCTAATTCTTTTACAGCGCAGCCACATGATCTACCGTTTTAGTAAATACAAACTAAACACGATCAACTATTGATAATATAATTAAATTAAATCAAATAACCTATGCAAGTAGAGACAACGGAAATAAATGGTTTCGTTATAGACGAGTTCAATCAACACAAACTCGAAGAAGGTAAGAAGCAGGGGATATGTCCCCTGTGCTCTTCTGATAGAAAGTCTAAAAATAAAAAAGCACAATGTGCTTCTTACGACTGGACAAGAGGAATAGGTACCTGCCACAATTGTCACAATTCTTTTCAACTACACACATACAAACGTAAAGGTAAGGCTGAAAAAATATATGTAAAACCAGATAAAATAGTTATAAAAGAACCAGGATCTAAGGTCCAAGAATGGTTTAAAACTAGAGGAATATCTGTTGATACACTTAATGATTTAAAAGTTACCGAAGGTCCAGAATGGATGCCGCAAACGCAGAAGTCTGAGAATGTAATAAAGTTCAATTATTTTATGGGCGGTGAATTAACTAATGTTAAATACCGAGATGGAAGAAAGAACTTTAAATTATTTAAGGGGGCTGAGAAAGTCTTTTATAATATAGATAGCATTGTAGGTTTTGAACATTGTGTTATTGTTGAAGGCGAAATGGATGTGCTTGCACTACACGAAGCTGGTATAACAAACGCTATATCAGTTCCTAACGGAGCAACTCTTAATACAAACAACTTAGATTATTTAGATGCTTGTATTGATTACTTTGAAGACAAAGATAAAATTATATTAGCTGTTGACTCTGATGAAGCTGGACAAGCATTACAAACAGAGTTGATACGTAGGTTAGGCTCTGAAGTTTGTTATATAACTACATTTGAAGATTGTAAAGATGCTAATGAATATTTATTAAAGTATGGAAAAGAAAAACTCACAACTAGAATTACAGGAGCAAAGCCTGTCCCACTTGAGAACGTTACAACGTTTAGGGATATTGAAGATGAGGTTACTGATTTTGTACGTAATGGTTTTAAACCTGGATTTCAAGTTGGCCTTCAAAATTTTGATGATATATTTTCAACTTACACTGGTCAATTTATTACGGTCACTGGTATCCCTTCATCTGGTAAAAGCGATTTTGTTGATCAAATGGTGGTCGGCTATAATGCGAATTACGGGTGGAAAACGGCATTTGCTTCACCTGAAAATCAACCAACATATTTACATGCTCATAAGTTAATGCGTAAGACTTGGCAAGGTATGCCTACTAAAGCAGATATTGGAGGAGGTCGTTGGAACCAAATAGCAGATCACTGTAATGATAACTACTTTCATATTGACATGGAAAGATATACATTAGATTCTGTTTTAAAGAAAGCAGCTGAGCTTGTTAAACGTAAAGGTATTAAGTGTTTAGTTATTGACCCATTTAATAAAGTTAGAGACGTCAGCGGATCTGATGATGTCAATAGATATACTATGGAATACTTACAGAAGATAGAAATCTTTGCTAAAAAGTATGATGTACTAGTATTTATTGTAGCTCATCCAACTAAAATGTATAAGAATAAAGAGGGACAAATTGAAGAACCTACCATGTATTCTATTAAGGGTGGTGGTGAATGGTATGATGCTTCTTATCACGGAATATTGGTTCATAGAAACTATGATGATAACACCGTGAAAGCCAAAGTATTAAAAGTTAAGTTTCAAAACTTAGGTACCAATCAAGCTGAAGCACATTTTAAATGGGAACCAAAGTCAGGTTGTTTTATTCCTTATGAACCTTTAAATATAACAGGCGAGAAAATGCCTTGGGACTAAATGGGTAGCGGTAATAAAAAGAAGGCGGTTAATATGGGTAGTGTTCCTTATAAAGAAGAGTTCTGGATCCCCTATAGATGGTGTGTAAGAAACAATATAGCTATTGCAGCTAACGCTAAAAACAACAGTGCTTGGCATATTGATATAACACAAAACGGTAAAACTACAACAAGTCCAGAATCTTTTGGTAAAAATGAGATATGGCAAAAAATATTTGAATACTCTAAATATTATTATGATAAATATAAAGAATGAATACAAAGGATTATTATCAGAAATACTCGACACAGGAATGGATAAGTCGGATAGAACAGGGACTGGGACAAAGTCTGTCTTTGGAAGAACAATCAGGCACGATATGTCACTTGGCTTCCCTATCCTTACAGCAAAAAAAATAAGTTTTAATGCTGCAAGAACCGAATTACTTTGGATATTACAAGGTAGAACAGATTTAAAATATCTTGAAGATAATGGTGTTAAGTATTGGCGGCCAGATTATGAACGCTCAGGTAGAACAGACGAAACATTAGGTCCTGTGTATGGAAAACAGTGGCGTGATTTTAACGGCGTAGATCAGCTTAAAAATCTTGTGCATAGCATCAATACTAACGCGCATTCTAGACGTCTTATAGTTAGCGCATGGGCTCCACACGAGATATTTGATATGGCTTTACCTCCTTGCCATTATGCTTTTCAAGTTTATATAAATAATGGTGTTATGGATTTGATGTGGCAACAGCGATCTGCCGATGTTTTCTTAGGTTTACCTTACGATATTGCAATGTATGGTCTGCTATTAGAAATGTTAGCTAAAGGAGCTGAGTTAAAAGCTGGTCAATTAATTGGTCAACTAGGCGATTGTCACTTATACAACAATCATTTAGATCAGGCTAGGGAGTTTAGAAGAAGACACAATCCAAAGCTTCCTCAATTAGAATTAGATAGCGGTATATTTTTAAGTATCAGTAATGATTTATATATACCTGAATCAAATAAAATTAAATTAATTAACTACAATCCTTTGTCTGCAATCAAAGCAGAGTTAAGCGTTGGCAAATAAAAATAAATATGTATTATATATACCACATTCCGGGTAAAAAAATTGGTGTTACACGTAATCTTAAGAATAGAGTTACCCTTATGCAAGGATATAAGGAGGGTGAGTATGAAGTTCTTGAACAGTCAACAGATATAGATTATATATCAGGCCGTGAAATAGAACTTCAAAAGTCTTATAGATATAAAGTTGACAGACAATCTTATAAAAATTTAATCAATAAAAATAATAAAATGAAATTAAATTCAACAGAGCAAACAACAACATTTCCAATGCCGATTAATAAATTAAAAGGCAATTTAATGGATAACATGGGTCTTAAATGGGCGACTGATCACGGTACATTTGGCTTAGACGATCAAACTATTAATTGGATATGTAAAAACGCTAAAGTATCTATGTTTAATGTAAACAGATGTTACATTTATAATAAAGCTTACGCTTCGGAGTTTTTAGCAAGCGAAGTGAAAGCTCCTTCTAACACCGTGTATGATGACATAAGAGCTTGGGCTAAAGCAAAAGGTATATACAAGTCTGGTGATTCTAGAACTCAATATATAAAGTTAATGGAAGAAGCAGGTGAGCTAGCTCAAGCTTTATTAAAAAATGATGAGACAGAAGTTATTGATGCTATTGGTGATATGGTCGTTGTTTTGACTAACTTAGCAAAACTAAGAGGTCATAACATTGAAGACTGTATAACATCTGCTTACGGTGTTATTAAAGATCGTCAAGGTAAAATGATTAATGGAACATTTGTAAAACAAACTTTATAATGAATAAAAAACAAATAGAATTTAGAGACCCAGTTGTTGAAAGAGTTGTAGATAAATTCGTGTCAAGATCAGATGTTGGCTTTGCCAAATACGGTGTAACACTGCAAGATGACCCATCAAAGATGTTTGAATGGCTTAATCATTTACAAGAAGAACTTATGGATGCTGTATTGTATTTACAAAAAGCTAAAGAAGTTTATACTACAGATCTTCAAGAAGATTTATTAAGTGACTTAGATGTTGACTATGAGGAAGTCATTTAAAAGAAAGAGCGGCAAGCGCGGTCCGGTAAGAGCAAAGAAAGTATCATATGATGGTATTGACTTTGCTTCAGGTCTGGAAAAATATATGTATATTGCTTTACAGAAAGCAAAGATAAAAACAAAATACGAAGGTGAAACTTTTGTTTTGTTAAACGGATTTCATTTTGAAAATGAAGTATATGAAAGACAAGCTAATAGCAAAGGGGATTATAAAAATAGAGGTTGTAAAAGAATACTACCTATAAAATATACTCCTGATTTTATTGGTGAAGACTTTATAATAGAAACTAAAGGTAGAGCTAATGAGTCATTTCCATTGAGATGGAAGATGTTTAAGTTATTAGTATCTAATCAGTTTCCAGGACACACGCTTTATAAACCACAAAACCAAAAGGAATGCGACGAAACGGTACAAATAATCCTAGAGAAGCAAAGATCATAGCCAAGCAAAAGTATGCCGAGCGACAGATTGATAAATGGGTTAAATGGAGTTGGGAAGTTAAAGGTAGGATTAGATATAAAGATTTAGTTAAATTACAAACAAAATACGGAATTACAAGCACATGAAAGACAACGAAAACAAAGCAGCATGGTCAATTGAATTAGGTTTTTACCCAGGATTTTTAATAGGCATAAGAAGTTATGAAATGGAGGACTCAAAAATACACGTTTTATACTTACCTCTTATAGACATAGCATTAACTATTTATAATTAAAAAATATGGATTACACTATAACTAACGGTAACAGCACCAGCTGTGCAAACATTAACAGCACCGGCTGTGCAAACATTAACAGCCAACGCGACTTAATGTACAACAATTTTACAGGAAACGTAGGCTTAGGTACATCACCTCCAAGCGCAAAATT